GGATGTGGTTGTTGATGTATCTTGGGATGATATGCAATCAGTAATTAAAGCTGCCGGCGTACTTCAATTCAAAGAAATTGCATTCGTTGGTAGTGAGGGTAAAGTTTATCTCAAAGCTATTGACAGCGCTGACCAAGGTGCTGATGATTATGGCGTAGAGATTGGCGCAACCTCAGATGAATTTAAGGTTATTATCAAAACAGATAATCTTAAACTCTTGGCTCAGGATTACCATGTTACTCTTTGCGCAAAGGGTATCTCTGAGTTTAAGGGAACCGACGCTACTTATTATGTAGCGATTGATACTAAGTCGACTTATAAAAAAGGATAATATAACATGAGCGAACAACAAGAACAAGAACAAATCAACCTATCGTTGCAAGACATTGCGACAGTAGTTCAAATGATTGACGTAGTCAGTCGTCGTGGTGGCATTGCGGGTAACGAACTCGCAGGCATCGGAATGTTACGAAATAAATTTGAAATGTTCCTACAACAAAATGCACCACAAGGTGAAGCACCTCAAGGTAATATGCCGGTTGAAGCACCTGCTAATGTACCAGAAGATGCGCCACTAGCTGACAAAGTTCAGTAATAGTAAACGACGCAGGCTCTCGTTATAAACCTGCACTTTATTTTTATATTATGGAGACAATATGTCTATTGATGCTAAAGCAAACGAAGTCCTCTGGGTTGAACGATATCGTCCTCAGAAAATTGACGAGACTATCCTACCTGAAAAAACCAAAGCAATGTTTAAAAAGTTTGTCACTGATGATAGTGTACCAAACTTATTGTTGTCTGGTGGTCCCGGTGTAGGCAAAACAACCATCGCAAAAGCTATGCTTGAAGAAATGGGTTGTGATTATATTGTAAAGAATGGTTCATTGAACGTTAACATTGATACTCTTCGTTATGATATTTCTACATATGCCTCGGCTGTATCCCTTAGTGGTGGTCGTAAATATGTTATCTTTGATGAAGCTGATTACCTAAACGCTGCAAATGTCCAACCAGCTTTACGTAACTTTATTGAAGAATATTCCTCTAACTGTGGATTTATATTCACATGTAACTTTAAAAACCGTATCATTCAACCTCTGCGATCTCGATTATCAGAAGTTGATTTTAGTATTGAAACCAGCGACCGTCCTAAGCTAGCTATGCAGTTTATGAAAAGAGTTGAAACAATCCTAGGTATGGAAAACATTGATTACGATAAAGCTGTAGTGGCTAAGGTAATCCAAAAACACTTTCCAGATTTCCGTCGCGTACTAACTGAGTTACAATCATACGCTGCCTCAGGTAGAATTGATGAAGGTATCTTTGTTAATCTAAAACAAGAGTCACTTGATGAAGTATTCCGTTTATTGAAATCTAAAGACTTTACTAACATGCGCAAATGGGTTGCTAATAACTCAGATCAGGATATGAATGAAATGTTCCGTCGGATCTATGATATGGCAGCTGATAAAGTTGAAATGCGTTCACTTCCCGGATTTGTAGTAACGATGGCTGACTATATGTATAAGGCTAATTTTGTTGCTGATCTCGAAGTTAACATGGTTGCTTTCCTTACAGAAGTAATGATTGAGGCTGAATATAAATGAGTGAGTGGATTAACAGACTTGTAGGAATGCATAAGTGTTGGCACTGTCAGACGTTGATGAATAAGAAAGAAATATACAGCGTTGACGTCGACACTGCGGATGGACCATTAAATTTTAAAATGTGTAAAACCTGTGCTGAAGAGTTTGATGATATGTTAAAAGATTTGGAGGAAACAATTGCCGAAAGAAATAACACCTTTTGATTTTATGAATGCCGCATCTTTCTCTAAGGAAGATCTAATTGGTAACCATGAAAATCCAGAAATGGCAGAAAATCTATATGTGCCATATATTATTAACCGCGGGTTCGTAAACTTTGAGGATACAATACTACATGCTAACGAAATGAATATGCGTGCCCATTTACCACATAAAGCTCAATTTGATTATTATCGTGGTGCGTTTAGAAAACGTAAACGATTTAGCAAATGGCCAAAGGCAGCCAAGAGCGATGATCTCGATACTATACAAGAAGTATATCAATGCAACAGAACAATAGCAAAACTATACCTTAAAGCACTTTCTGCTGAGGATATGAAAAGCATTCGAGCGAGGTTAACGACTGGCGGTGTTAC